CCCCCCCCCACTAGTTTCCCCCGCCACATTTTACTTGCGGCGGAGAAAGGATATAATGCAATTCCTGGCGCGATGGCCGCTCCTATCAATAGCTGGAGTGAGTTTAAGCAGGCCCTGCGCCAGTTAAAGGAGATGAAGGATGAAGATGACAGAGCAGTAGCGGAAGGCAAGACTCCGCCAAATGGCTTCGAAACCGTAATTCTCGACACGGCAGATATACTTTACTCCTATTGTGAGAAGTATATTTGCGCGAATGCGAAACGAGCGGACGGCGGATTCGGTGTCGATAGCGTCGGGGAAATTCCGTACGGCAAAGGGTACGGACTCGTAGCAAAAGAGTTTGACGATTCTTTAAGAAGCATCGTTCAGATGGACTACGGTCTTGTAATTATCTCCCACGCTACCGACAAGACATTTAAGGATGAGACGGGGCAGGAATATAATCGAATTGTTCCTACCTTAGACAAGAGAGCAAATAACATCGTTTCAAGAATGTGTGACATTATTGCTTATTCCAGAACTGTAACAACAGCAGATGGTAAAAGTGCGACAAGACTCTTTATGAGAGGGACGCCGCGCTATGAGGCGGGCTCGCGCTTTAAGTATACTCCAGACTCAATCAACTTCACTTACAAGGACTTAGTTGAGGCTATTGGAGAGGCCATTGATAAGCAGGCCGCAGAGGAAGGAGAAACTCTTTTCACTGAAAGTAGAAACAATATGTATAACACTTCTACTGAACTTGATTTTGACGCTTTAATGACAGAGTTTAACACTCTTGTTGACACGCTGATGGCAACAGAGGATAAGGCTAAGATGAGCGCAAAAATCAAGAGTGTTATTGAAAGACACCTTGGACACGGTAACACTGTTAAGGATATGTCTATTGAACAGGTTGAAGCTCTTTCTCTGATTGTTTCAGACTTAAAGGCATTACAGAAGTAATTAAAGAAAAACAAGGGTAGATTTTTTACCCTTGTTTTTTTATTTTTTTTATGGTATAATATAAGGAGAAAGGAGAGTGGGATTCTTTATGACAAAAGCCAAGTGTATATTTTGCGGCCAGACTTTTGATAGGGATGCCGAAGATTATGTTCAGATACGAACTCGCCGTTATGCCCACAGAAAATGTGCAGAAAAAGAAGACCCGCAAAAGCTGAAAGAAGAGACTGATAGAGACTTATTTTATCAGTATATTAAAGAACTGTTCGGCCCAGACTATGATTATGTAAGAATCAATAGGTTGGCAGAAGGGTATCAGAAAAAATATAATTACACTTTTCGGGGAATGTATCTTACTCTTAAATACTTTTACGAAATCAGAAATGGCATTAAGGGAGAAGCTAACGAAAGCGTTGGTATTATTCCATATGTTTACGAGCAGGCTAAGAAATATTATTATCAAATTCACCTTGCGCAAGAGAGAAATAAGAATGTCACTTTCAAAACAGAAAAGGACATTGTGAGGATAAGACCGCCGCGCACAAGGAAAATAAAAAAACTTTGGTTTGAAGGAGAAGAGGAATAATGGGAAGTAAATATGTAGACGTGACAGCCTGTGTTCATGTTGTTGGAAATATGTACCATAATCCTTCTCTCTTGGATAAATATATTGTTAATCAAGAAGATTTACCAACAGAACTTCATCAAGTGATTTTTGGCGCGATTCATAATCTTTATCAGCTTGGCGCGCAAGCTATAGATATTCCCACTATTGAGGATTATCTTGAACAAAGACCTAAGAAGGCCGCCATTTACAAAGCCCAGAGAGGTCGAGACTGGCTAACAAAGGTTGTTGACTTCATTAATCCATTGACTTTTGAGTACTATTACAAGAGAGTTAAGAAGTTTACTCTTTTGCGCGCTTATAGTCAAATCGGTGTAGATTGTTCAGATATATATGACGTAGATAATCTACTAGATGCAAAGAAGCGACAAGAGCAAGAAGACTGGCTAGATAATGCTTCTCTTGAGCAGATTGCGGATACTATCAATAGCAAAATTGAAATCATAAAAGCCAAGTATGCGGAGAATGTTAATGATACATTTTCTCAAGCGGGCGAGGGCGCGGATGACTTAATTACCAGTCTAATGGAAAATCCAGAAATCGGTTATCCGCTATATGGCGACCTCAACAATGCCGTGACAAGAGGCGCAAGACTAGGTAAGTTATATCTACGTTCTGCGGCGACGGGTGTTGGTAAAGCTATTCCAGACGACACCTTTATTCCGACCCCTATTGGAGTCAGACAGGTGAGAGATATTCAGCCTGGAGATTACCTATTTGATGCTTGGGGGCGCCCGACTCAAGTTCTAGGTGTGTACCCGCAAGGTAAGAAGCAGGTCTATAAAATCACCTTTGACGATAAGAGAGTTGCCTATTGTTGCGGCGACCATCTTTGGAGTTACCGCCCCATCAATTATTACCGAGAGCAAGAAGGTGCGCACGGCCGCGAGCATTATCGAGATACTTATATCAGACAGTTTTATACAACAACGGCGCAAGAGTTGTATGAAGAGATGCAAAAGGGTAAAACAGACTTTTGTGTACCGCTTTCTGCGGCAGTCCAATATAAAACTCAAAATTATGTTGTAGACCCTTACTCTATGGGCTATTGGATTGCGTGCGGGAAACTCCCTATATTTGACGATAATCTTGGGTTCGCGGCGCGCAATGAAGTTAAGCTTAAAAAGTATTATCCAGAACTTTTTAAAAGTAAAAAGCGAAAAAGAGAGTTACCGCTAGAATATTATTATGGAGACGTAAAACAAAGATGGGATTTATTTAATGGATTCTTAGACTCTAGGATTTTATTAAAGAGAATAGAGAATGGGTCATTGACTTTTTCTTCTAAAAGTCATGAGGGTTTTATCGACACTGTGATTTCTATTGCAAGAAGTTTGGGTGTAAAAGTTCTGACTAAGGAAGATGAGAAGGGCGCTTATAGAGTTACTTTTAAAATTCCCTATAGAGATAGACTTAAAGTATTCCGACAAACAAACAAGAAAAGGCGGTATCGTAAAAGATTAGAAGAAAAAGGAGGCTTAACAAACTTCTCTTCAAGAATCGTCTCCATTGAAAAACTCGATGAAGAGAGAGATATGACTTGTTTCTTCGTTAATAATCCAGAGCATCTTTTTCTTATGAATGATTATATAGTGACACATAACACGCGCGCAATGATAGCGGATGTATGCACTATTGGAAGTAAAGAGTTTTATAAAGACGGCGAATGGAAAGGCAATCCCGCCGCAGAACCTTCTATTTTTATCACAACAGAGCAACAAGTTGATGAGATTCAAACTATGATGCTGGCTTTTGTTTCGGACGTAGACGAAGACCATATCATAGATAATAAGTATGAAGAAGATGAGTTAGAAAGAGTCCGTTATGCAGCGAAGGTACTGGCGCACTCCCCTATCCAAATCAAAAGACTTCCAGACTTTGGATTGCAGGATATTGAGAATACTATTAAATTTGGTATTAGAGAGTTCGGCGCAAGGTACATATTTTTTGACTATATCCATTCTAGTATGAAAATACTTAGTGAAGTCTCTGGAAAAGCTGGAGTAAAGGGACTTAGAGAAGATAATGTTCTCTTTATGATAGCCGTTAGATTAAAAGATTTGTGTGTCGAGAATAATGTCTTTATTCAGACTTCTACACAGTTAAATGGAGACTATCGAGATGCTAAAGTCTATGACCAGAACCTGTTGCGCGGCGCAAAGAGCATCGCAGATTGAATAGTTGTGTAAACAACTAGAAGCAGTCGTCTTTAGTAGAAATACTAAATGATTATTACTCCGTGAATTGCTGGAAAACCCTTAGAGTCTTTTATACTACAACATAAGTTTGAAATAGAACTAAGTGTGAAAGTTTGAAAAATAAAAGAATTGGGCAATCAGCAGCCAAGCCTCGAATAGAGGAAGGTTCAACGACTATCCCGGCGGGGAGTAGGATTTGTAAATCCGAAGTGCGGAGAATCTAAGGGTGAGAACCTAAGATTAAGATATAGTCTATTCCTTTGCGAGAGTAAAGGTAGAAAAGAAAATTGATTTAGGCAGTATTATGCTAGGTGTGAGTCAAGAGGATTTAGAATCTCTAAAAACTCTTATCGAGCAAAATGGACTTCCTTTTCCAGATACTAAAATTTCCATTTATAAAAATAGAAGAGGCCGCCACAAGGACATTCTTCTCTGGTGTACCAGTAATAAGGCGACATGTAAAATCACTCCTCTTTTCGCTACCAATTATTACTATGAGTTTTTAGATATTAAGCCATTAGAGATTCAAGTCACAAAAGAGGAAACGACATGATTGATAAAGATGCCATCAAACAAGGTTTGTCTTTAGAACAGGTTTTTAATATATTAGAATCTTGGGGCGGCGACCCTATTATAAAAGGTGACACAATAGTATCAAGAACAATTTGTCATTGCGGACATTCTCATAAACTTTATTATTATCATAATACAAAACTCTTTAGATGTTATACAGAGTGTGATTCTACTTTTGATATTTTTGAATTGGCGGAAAAGGTTAACAACTTAACAAATCTTGTTGAAGCAATCCAAGCGGTATGTCTTTTCTTTAATATTAAAATTGATGTGTCCGCGCAAGGTGAAGAAGGAATAAAAGATTGGGGACTCTTTAAGAAAAGGGAACAAAAAATAAAGAGTCCTTTCTCATTACAAAAACTTCCTTCTTATGAAAATTACTTCTTAGAGAACCTTCCTTTCTTACCCATCCAAAGCTGGGAAGAGGAAGGAATCTCTAGAGAATCTTGTCTTTCGCATCAAATTCGATATAACCCAGAATCTGGTGGAATTGTTATTCCTCATTTCGATGCAGGGGGACAATTAATAGGAGTAAGAGAGCGGACTTTAATTAAAGATAAGGAACAGGGCGGAAAATATCGCCCCTCTTTCTTACTTAATAAAATGTGGAATCATCCATTGGGCTTCTCTTTATATAATTTAAATTTTAGCAAGAGCAATATCAAGAGAACTGGAGTAGCTATTGTTTTTGAGTCTGAAAAGTCTTGCTTAAAAATGGCGTCTTTCTTCGGCGCAGAGAATGATAATTCTGTTGCGGTCTGCGGCAGTAACTTAACCTTGCAACAGTTTGAGTTATTAAAAGCGGCGGGCGCAAAGGAAATCTGTATAGCTTTTGATAGACAGTATCACGAGTCTAATTTCAGAGACGAAGAGTGGAAGGGATGGACAAGAAAGTTAAAAGGCCTTGCCGCAAAATATGGGGGAGAAGTTTTAGTCACCTTCATGTTCGATAAAGAGAAACGACTTGGATATAAAGATAGTCCAATAGATAAGGGAAAAGAAGTATTCTTAGAACTCTTTAAAGAAAGATTTTCTATCTCATAAAAAGAAGGAGTGAATATAAGATAAATGAAATTTAGTTTAATTAAAGAAATAAATCCAGAGTATTCTGTTCTTGAACAAATCTTAACGAATCGTGGGATTCCTTACGAAGACTTGTTTGCATATACACATACTAATCCAGATGATTTAAATTCACCGCTCTTACTTGGGGAAGATAGATTAAGGACTGGCGCGAAACTCTTATATGAAGTTATTCAAAAGGAACAGAATATATTAATAATTGTAGATGCGGACTGTGATGGATTCACTTCTTCCGCAGTCTTAGTTAATTATTTGACAGACGCTTTTCCGACATGGCGCGCGCAACATCTCCAGTATTTCATTCACAGCGGCAAGCAACATGGCCTGGGGGACTGTATAGATAAGATACTGGAAGAAAAAACAGTTTCACTAGTTATCTGCCCCGATGCGAGTAGTAATGACTACGAAGAACACAAGAGACTAAAAGAAAATGGAATAGGCTGCTTAGTTCTCGACCATCACGAAGCAGAATATTTAAGTCCTAATGCTGTTGTTGTAAATAATCAAATGAGCAATTATCCAAACAAGGCTCTTAGCGGAGTTGGTATCACTTGGCAGTTTTGTCGGTATATGGACAGTCTGCTGGAAGCTGACTATGCAGATAGATTAATTGATTTAGTTGCTCTTGGCAACATTGCGGATATGATGAGTTTACATTCTCTTGAGACAAAGTATGTAATAGAAGAAGGATTAAATTGTGTGACCAATCCTTTTATTGCGGCGATGGCTCAAAAAAATAGTTACTCATTAAAGGGGAAGATAACGCCCATCGGAGTTGCTTTCTATATAGCACCTTTTGTTAACGCGATGGTAAGAAGCGGCACTCAAGAGGAGAAGGAACTTCTGTTCAAGTCAATGCTATATGGAGAAGCTTTTGCGGAATTACCTTCTATCAAAAGAGGTCATCAAGAGGGTGAGACAGAATCGCTTGTAGACCAAGCAATAAGGGTCGCCGCAAATGTTAAAAATAGACAGGCAAAAGCACAAGATGAAGGTGTCAAATTCTTAGAAGATATGATAGAGGAGCAGAATCTCCTGTCTCATAAAGTCCTTCTCTTTCTATTGGAACAAGGCGAAATAGATAAGAATATATCTGGTCTAATTGCTAACAAGTTTATGGCTCGATTTTCGCGGCCTGTGTGTATCCTAACAAGAGTAGAAAAAGATGAGGAAGATTTTTACCAAGGGTCGGCGCGCGGCTGTGACCAAGTGGGCATCACTAATTTCAAAGATATCTGTATAGAGACTGGTGTTGTAGATTATGCCGAAGGACATCAAGGGGCTTTTGGACTAAGCATTCGCGCCGATAAGATAAAAGACTTTGTAGAAAAGACAGACGAGATATTAAAGGAAATGGGGGATGAAAGTGTTTATAGGGTTGATTATATTTTTAATGATTCTTTCAAAATAAAAGCCGAAACTATTTTAGACATA